GAAAAAGGGAATATTGAAATAGGTGATGGGATTTGTTCTTCATCTACAGATGGGGAAGGAATGAAGGCAGATAAGATGGCAATGATAATTGGTATTGCACAAGAAGATGTTTCCTTTAGTGGAAGTGAATCTAAGCTTGTAGCAGTACAATATGGATTACAACAATTTACGCCATGGAGTTAAGGAATGACAGGTAAAGCAATAGCATTGGAGAACGCATAATGACAGGAACATCCCTTGCTTACTTTTTCTTCGGATTTGTCGCAGGACTTATAGCAGTAGAATCTCAAAAAGATAAACCATTTGCTCCTGTAACATTACACGATGGTAAAGTATTAGAAACAAGAATTTATTATTACAGATATAATCCTTATCAGTACAATCAATTATATCCTTATGGATATTATAATTACAATGTGAATCCTTACTCAAGAGGGAATAACTCAGGTAGACAAAGAAGTACTGGAGAGAATAAAGGTGGAAGTAATAGCAATACAGGAACTAAATCCTTTGACCATACACCACAAGAAAGAACAGATAGTTGGGGGAAGAAAAATTGAAGAACGCTTGGTTTTATTTACATTGTGTAGTAGCCATTATTATTCTGATTTCTAATCACAATGGCACGTTAGAAGATTCGCTAAATAAATTTGAGGAAAAGATTGGGATATATACACCTCCTGATACAACAGAAACTGAACCATTTACATTAGAGATAGAAGATGAAAGCAGTACCAGACTGGAAAGAAATGAATAAAGTATTGAGGTGGACAATTGGAGCTGCGTTTGCAGTTTTTATGTCGGGTCTTATCTTATTGTCCTGTGCAGATGAATGGTATCTAGGCAAAACTAGAGAAGACTTAGCAAGGGAGATGTTTGAAGTTGATTCTTTATTAATGGCAATACAGATGCAACTTGATAGTACCTCTATTGATTTTGAAAGATTTTATATTGATGCTCAACGAATAAACAATGGGCATGAATAAAGGGTTAAACTCAGAATCGCAAGTACATATCAGCATAGCATTCTTAATAAAGGCTATGATTGGTATCTCTATGATGATAGCAGCATACTATCAGATACAGATGAAGTTTGCAAGTATGGATAGAAGTATTGGAGATATGCACGAAGAATTGGTGGTGTTAACCTCTAAAATGCATGATATGGAGAAGGCTCATGTTGAAGAATTAGAACATCATGCTGAAGAATTAGAAATTGAGAATAAAACTTTAATGGAGAAATTAGGACTGAAGAGAAGATAATGGCGGATTTTAATATACAAGAGTGGGGGGTAGTTGGAGTTATGATCACGCTTTTTGCTGGTCAGATTATGTTTCTACAAAAAACCTTAATGAAAAAATTACATGAAACAGATGAAAAGGTTATAGCTCTCATAAATAGGTGGAACCGATCAGATGAGGTTCGTGACAGACGTTATGAAAAAACGGTAGAAGAATTAAACGATCTTGGCGATATCGTCATGGAAATAAAAGGGTCGGTGTCTAGAATAAATGGAAAATCGTAGGAGTGATTGATTCGTTGAAAACTATAGGGAATGGCGTCGTGGGCGTCGGAATATGGTGGGTAAACCTACCAATGATATTGCAAATGCTCGTTTCTTTAGCGACATTAGTATATATAATAATAAAGATTAAAAAAGAATTGCAGGATAAATAATGCCTTTATACCAATATGTATGCAAGAAGTGTAAGAATCTTGAGGATATCTATTCCAATATGATGACGAAATCCTCTGAAGATCCACTTGTTGGCAGCAAATGTTCAACCTGTAAAGGTGGAAAATTAGACAGGGTTGTTACTCTCCCTTACGCTATTGTTAGGGAGGGCGGAGCATGGGCTACTGCAATAAGGAAAGATCAAGTTGGTTTCTCTGAAATGGATATAGGGGACAGCATTGATCGTATGAACTCAAATAAACAAAGGAGTTAACATGAGCGAAATGATTAGTTATGTCATGAACAACTATATGCAAATACTTTCTGCCGTAGGTGGAATTGTGGGTGGATTTGCAGTTATAGCTTCAATGACGCCAAATAAAAGCGACGATAGGATCGTCCAGATGATTCTGGATGTGGTGAATTTCCTAGGGGCTAATTTTGGCAAGGCTAAGAACGGAGGGTAATGTGGCTAAGGTTAAATTAAACGCTTGGGCAAATAAGATAGTTAAGAAGACAATTGCACAAGTTCTTCGGAAGGTCGGAGTCACAGAGACCATTCTATTTATTCTCGACATTGTAGCCGATATGACTGAAACTGAAGCTGACGATAAGATAGTGGCTGAGTTAAGAAAGGCATTGAATCCTAAGTAATGCCAAGGAGTATTGCAGTATTAAGGGATTTTTCTGGCGGGATAAACACACAGTTTAACCCTAGAGATATACAGGATAACCAACTCGGTTATGCACAGGATGTTATGGGCGATCGGGTTGGTTCTATCCGTACTATGGGCAATGGTAGTGGAGGTTTAAGGGGCTTAGATAACGAAGTAAACGCATATGAAGATGGGTCTAATAACGCATTGAACACTTTAGGGAGCACAGATATTGTCAATAGCCCAGGTTATGGATTTAAACATTTTGAATTAGATTGGACTGAAGGCGGAGCCAATACAGGTGAGCATTATCTTGCCGTGGTAGGACAAGATGGAGCGTTAAATCTTTGGGATTATACAAACAATAGTTGGGCTGCTCCCGTTTCTGGAGTGGACGTCAGTAGTGACCAAACAGATTGTTTACCAATAATAACTGCAATAAATAATGGCATAAGGGTAGCTGATACAAACTTATCAAACGCCAGTACAATCAAATATTATATGTACGTTAAAAGGGACCAGTTAGACACAGATAGATCTGGGTTTTATGCTGGGAACAATACGCTTCCCGCACCAGCTAGTGGCAACTTAGTTAGTTCTGCTACCTATACTGATGGTGCTATTAATTTTCAAATAGACTCGCAAACAGCTGGGACTGGAACCTGGACAAAGGATAATTATATATTTGCCTATACTTTTGTTTATGATGGCAATCAAGAGTCTGCTCCATTTATATGCTCGACTGCCCTAGGGTCAGCCGACGTCAATGAAGACAGACCTTGGAAGGTAACTGTATACGCAGATGCTGGCGGAAGTGGAACAAGTTACGATGCGAGAATAACTGGAGCCAGGATATATTGGAAGTATTATGATTCTGGGTTAAGTAAGGTTGCTCAGGGTGAGTGGAATTTATTGGTTGATGTAGATATAACGGGGTCAAGCTCAAACGATCACGCTTATGGGATTAGGTCAAAGCTTGGTGATATATTTCTTGATTGGACTAAAGCTACTAGCGTTACAGCCAATGCGGTAATTGTTATACAGGATCCTCCCATAGATACCTATGCCACTTTAAACGGCTACAGGAGTAGTGACGGAGCTCTCGTAATTGGAAACGCAGGCGACGGATATAAGTCAGCTATCTTTACAAACAGAAGAATGTTTGTTGCCAATGTTAAAATGACAGGAGCTGATGGAGAGCAAACTCAAGAAGCGGACAGGATAATGTATTCACCTGTGAATAAACCTGATATATTTCCCGCTAGTCAGTTTATAGATGTAGTTAAAGGGGACGCAGAACCATACGTTAAGCTCGAATCGGTTGGCGAACGGTTATTTGCCTACAAAAAAGACAATTTATATATAATAAATATTTCCAATCCAAGTCCCTCTGGGTGGTATCTTGAGGCTACGCATAAAGGTATGGGGCTTATACATCCAGGCGCTGTATTTAAAACAGATTTTGGTCTAACTTGGGTAAACTCCAATGGTCTTTTTATATATCAAGAAGGGGGAGGCATATCTGAATTATCAGAAGGTAGAATATTAAATGGGCACGGTACTGATGATTATGGCTTTAGTGCGTGGGGTAAATTAATTACTGCTAATTCCATTATTGGGTATTCTCCAGAAGATAAAGAAATAATTATAAATTTAGATTGTGGCTCTGGAGCTAACGATCAAAATTTTGGGGGCAATGGGTCAGATGTTATCGTATACGATATGGAAACCCAATCATTTTGGTTTGGAAAGAATAGGCTTACAAGCGGAGCTTTAGCCACTAATTTTGACTACGATTGGAATGGTGAATTGATATATGGATCTGAAGCTTCAAATACGGTAACAATTAGATCTTGGCAGTCAGGAAGCCAAACATCTAGTTCTTTTTTATTTGTTACAAAAGATATTGACTTTGGTTCACCCGCCAAGAAAAAGAAAGTGTATAATATATACATAACTTATAAACATTCTGACAGTAATGGTGTATCTAATTTTTTAAGCTACTCCACAAATGGAGGCACAAGCTTTGTAACTGTAGACGGTGATAGTTCAACTGCAATTGCAAACAACACATTAGATCAGGCGGCAAGTTGGGAAATCCACAAGTTCACATTTACAACGCCTGTAGAATGCCAAAGCATTACATTAAGATTTAATGGACCAACTAGCAATGCTAGTAAAATAAATATAAACGATATATCTATTGAATATAGAGAGTTATACGGAAGGGTACCTGCAACCTAATGGGCTTCATAAAAATAGACACTTCAGGGATGAATAAAAGATACGGCAGAGGCACACCAACGCAGAAGTCTCAGCAGGTAACTTCTTTTAATACCCCAAGCAAAAACAGGGCACCAGATATACCAAAAACCGAAGCCAAGGAAGGTGATATTTTAAGTTTCTTTGACGATGGAAAAGGGAAGGTTTTAACATCTTTTGATGGAGGATATCAGTCTTCTAACACGGCTAAAATTTCAGATATGAATAGAGTTGATCAAGGTATGAGTGCTGTGAAAATAGACGCATCAGGAACCTCTAGGATTACTTTTAAGGGAGTGGTCCAAGCTGGTCTTATTGGTCAAAATATTATTACTATTGATGCAAATAATATAACCCAATACATACCGAGCGGGACTGAAAAGCTTTATTTAGACGGAAGCCAAGGTGGTGAAATTGGATCATTTGTTCGTGCGAATGTAGCTTGTAGGATAAATGAAATAATTATTGATGACGCTGGTCATTTTGATGCCTGTATTGTTATACTTGAATCTGGTAGTGCAAATTGGACATTTGAGTTTGGCGATGCCTCTGGAAACAACGACCTTGTAATGGACTCTGATGATTTATATTATATTGAGCTAGACGATGACAGTTCTGGGGCCGCTACAGAAGACGACGACCTTACAATTACATCAGGGGGGAGAGCTTTGTTTACTAGGAGCTCAAACGATTGGAAACTTCAATCGCTTTCAAGCTTAGACGGTATAATAATGCAAACTCACACCTTACAACCTATTAGCGATGATACATCTGATTTAGGGTCGAGTGGTAGAGCGTGGAAAAATTTATATTTAGGGGCTAATTTTACTTTATACAATACGGGCTCAGTCCCTAGTTCTCCAACAAATGGCGTAGCCCTATATGCACAAGATGTTTCTAGCAGTTCAGAGTTAAAAGTAAAAGATGAGGCTGGCAATATAACAACTCTGTCTCCTCATAACTTTAGCTTGTTAGGTAAACCGTCTGAAGATATGGCTTGGGCTTACTATTCAGAGAGTGAAGATA